CCCCAGATTGAATCTTCTTGTGAATCTTTACCTGAACCAGTTGTAAATCCAGCTTGTCCTGTACCATATTTGAATTCTAACCAGAACACAAGTCCTGAAGGTAAATTCATAGGTTGAACTGAAACGAATTCTTTAGCTGTAATTTCACCAAAAATCCTTCTGATTAATGGAAGTGCAATACCTGCCCATTCTTCAGAACCTTGTACTGTTCCTGTTCTGTTTGCTTCTGTTACTAATTGCTTCGCTTGGTTTTCCAAAAGCTGTGCAACATTACCTTTATCAAGGTCATTTAAGTTTTCCAAAAGACCTGTACGTTCCCATTTTCTTGTAAGGCCAACTACCTCTTTACGCCTCTTTGTGTGTGCGTCTTTTGGTAATAATGATTGAATATTCATATTTTATTCCTTTTTTTAAATTAAAAATTTGTTACTTAATTCCAGCTAATTCTCTCCATCTCTTTGCGAAATCATAGTTTTCGTTAAGAGACTTTTTAACAACCCTTGCTGGACGTGAAGCTGATTCATTGATACCTCTTGCTTTAAGACCGCTTTTAGCATCTTTGCTTAAACTTTCTGCAATTGTAGCATAAACCAATTTCACTTCTCTTACAGTTTGTGCTCTATCAAAAGCTTCTAAAATTTTAACTTGCTTTTGTGGGCTTAACTGATGCTTACTTGTAATTTTAGTCAAAAATAATAATTTGCTATTAAGTAAGTTAACTTCATTAATTGCGCTTTTCTGTGTATTAATTGCTTTATATGCTTCTTTCAAATGTCTTTGAGCACCACGAAGTTGACGCTTTAACTTTCTATTTTCAGTAACAATTCTACCGAAATCATTTTGGAAGTCATACTCTTCTTCACCCCATGCGAAGTTTTCATTCATTGAACCTTCTTCACCTTCTTCTTCTTCTTGAGCCATCATCTCTTGGCCAAGTTCATTTTCAAGTTGATCTATCATCTCATCCAATTCTTCTTCTGTATAACCTTCTAAAGGTTCTTCAACAGGAGATGGAGCTGGTTTTTCCATCTCTCCACCCATCTCTCCATCATCTTCATAAATAGATCCAACATCACCTGGAGTTTCTACATCATCCTGACTTGGGAAGTAATCGTCCAATTCACCTAAAACTTGTGCAAGAAATTCTTCATCTTCCTCACCATTATCAAGATTTTCATCACCATAACCATCTGCATAATCATCTTCTTCGAAGATATCATCGTAAGTTTCTTCAGTGTAATCGTCCATGTCTTCTCCAACAGGCATTTGTTGTGTTTCGTCCTCTGGAGTTTCTGCTGGCATTTCTTCTGTTTCGTCCTCTGCTGGCAATTTTTCTAATTCGTCGCCCTCTTCGCGAAGTTTTTGTGAAATAAGGTTTCTTACAGTTGGCTCAAAAGTTTCCTTCAATCGACTAATTGCTGTTTGTACAGCAGTCTCTCGAACAGCTTTGGCATCTGCAATAACCTCATTCAATAAGTTTGAATTAAGTTTCATACAAAATTTCCTTATATTTTTGTAATTTAAGATTATTTTAAATCTTAATAGGTAGGTATAAAATTATTTTGGTCAAATATTGGCATTTGACATATTGTATATATATCATTAAAAAAAGAATAACCTACATTATTGCAGGTTATTTCTCTCAAATTTCAATTTGTATTTTGCTTTTTCTACAGTTTCTTTTCGTTTTTTGGATTTTGATGTAAATTCTTGCTTATTGAAAACTTCTTTTAAAATTCCTGAATTTTTTAAATCTTGCTTCCATACTCTAATTGCAAGACTCAAATCGCCATCAATTACATTTCCACCAATTCCACCTGCCAACTGCGCTCTTTGTTTTTTTTCTTGTTTGTTCATAACCATTTTGTTTCAAATAAATATTTTATTTTTCCATATTTTCTAAAATTTCATCAATTTTATTTTCGTATTTTGTAAAAAGTAAATTGAACATTTCTCTAAATTTTAACATATCTACACCATAATATTGTGCTATAAGTGTATCTGCCATTAAGTAAAAGTCATCTAATGTTTCTTTTAATAGTAAAGTATCAGATTTTGTATCTAATTCAAGTTCAACAGGTGGTTTAGATTCATATTCTTTTAATTGCTTTTTAGTCATTAATTCAACAACTTTTCGCAATTTTTCATGAAGTCGTTTTTGCTTATTCATTAATTTACCATTTTGATTTTTTTAGATTTTTTTTTCATCTATAACATCACCATCGTCATCGTACTCTTCATAATCATCATCATACATCTCATATCCATAGTCATCCAAGTTTAAATCAGATCCTATATTGCCCATTTCAATTTCATGTTCCAAGTAATGATATGCAGCATCCATAAATTCTGCTGCCTTTACTACCTTTGCTTGCCACCAATGAGGAAAATCAAATCCACCTTGTGCTTTTATTTTACCTAAAATATCATGCAATTTTGCAGCATATTCAGATGTTCTGTATAGTTCACCTTGCATCATTCCGGCTTCGTCATCAGTTTCGCTTTCAGTTACTTTTGTTGGCAACCCTTTATGTTTTGTACCAGCAAATTTCTCCAATTCCTTTTCAGACATTTTATACATTTCTTTCGATGCACCTTTCAATGAAGATGCAGGGATATCCCCACGTTTAGCTGCAAGGGCTGCGCCTGCTGCTTGTTGCTGATCTTGAGATACTGCTTTTTCTAATAATAATGTCGTTAATTTCATTTACAGTCTCCTTCACAAATATCATAATAATTTTCTAATACTCTTCCTATGTCATTATATGCAGATTCAAATCGCTGTTGACTTTGCATTAATTCATTTGCAGTTTTTTCTAAAATTTTATAAGCTTCGTTCATCTGCTTCATGTGACGATTAACTGTAATATTGTCAAACCATTCACCTGTTTCTTGAAGTGTTATGGGTTCAGCTGCTCTAACTAATTTTCCTATCTCTGAAACAATTTTATTTAAATTTGAAGCTTTATTGAAAGACTCTTTATATCGATTATATCTTTTCACATTTTCAATGAATGTCTTTTTATCCATAGTTGGCTGTTGTGAACTCATTTCATCGTTTTCATTAATGCCCCTAATCTTATTTCTGACAATATTTTCTACTATTTTTTTAATATCTTTATTAGAATTAATTTGCTTCATTATTTTTGCCCATTTTATTTATTATCGTATACAACATACACCTGATAATTCACATATAATATCTCTTATAAGTATGTGCGTTTTTTCATCATGCTTGTTAGTTTTTTGCTGAACACTTTCATACATATTTGGCACAGCTGATACTGGAGATAAAAATGCCCCATGTGTAGATGGATTTGACACAAAATCCCAACAAACTAAATTAAAATCAGATTGAACTTCAGATGTGTTTTCATCAATCTGTTTTAAGCTACCCATTCCTCTTGAACTGATACCTAATGTTATTCCTGATTTGAATAAGGATTTTAAAATGTTTCCTGATGGTGTATTTAGTATTTCAACTTGTCCACATACATCATCACCATCCCACCAAACTTTTAATACATTATGAGATACATTTCGTAAATTTACTACACTTGATTCAGGATGATCTAATTCGCCTAATGCTCTATTTTGTGCAATTTCATTTTCTATGTATCTTTCAACTTCTCTCTCTAATATTTCTCTAGGATACACGCGCTCATTTTGATTAGGTTTATCTGCTCGTTGCAATACACCTTGCACAATGAATTTACCATTTTTATCTGAAATGGATTCATTGATGTCATATCTAAATGGATTATAATCTACAAGTAATTGTTTCATTTGCTCAATTCTCTAATTTTGTTACCTAATCGTAAAATCCGTTCTGATATTTTACCAAATTTTGAAAATGTCGACTTGTAAAATATCCGTTGGTCTCCATTTATTTCAGTTTTCAATTTTGAAACCTGATTTAACATCTGTTCCATTTTATATAATTGCGTCGAAATTTCTTTTATGCTATTATTTATTTTTTGTTTATGGGATGCAGATTCATCTCCCTTAAAATCATTATATGAAATTTCATTTATCACATCTTGTAAAGTAGCTAAAATTCGCTCATAATATAGTGATGGTTCTGTATATCCTTTTGGCACTTGTTTTTTCCATTTTTTGACACTTCCTGCAAACGCGTTTGGTGTTTGATATTCACCTCCACCAGATGCCGTTGTTGTTCCTTCTTCAACTTCCTCATTTTCATCTTTTCTCCATCCACCTCCAGCAGCTTTATATTTTTTTGCTGCCCATGCATTTGCATAAGCTGATGGATAAACATCAAATTTCTTTTTAGCTTGCGCTTTATAATATGCCCATTTTTGTGGGTCGGTTGGTATATTTTTTTCTGTTAACATTATGCTCCAGTTTTGACATAAATTGGCTTTTGACCTTTAGTCTGCTCTCCGCCCTTTTTAGCATCGCCGCCTTTTTTCTGTGCTGCTCTTTTTCTTGCAACAAATGATGCTATCCCCTTTTTTCCTAATTTCGAGGCTTTCTCTTTCGAAAGGCACGCTGAATAAGGTTCTCCTTCTTTTGCATCGCCACACTTACCTACTTTCTCACCCTCTGAATTATATCTATCCCAGCCTCCACCTGTCGAGGAACCTTCTTTACCTTTACCAAACCAGTTACGAAGGTCTTCTACAATTATATCTATCAATTTTAAATTAGACACCACTCTCTTTTATATAGTTTCATCATAAAAATATTAAGGAACATAATTGCTGATATTACTTTTGACAAAATTTTCAATGTCTTTTACAGATAATACTTGCTGCATTTCAAAACCTGTAAAATGTTTTGTTCCAAGTACTATTAAACCTTGAGCAGTTTCATAATTTTGAGGCATATCGTCATCAATACTATCAAATCCATTAGGTAAATATGTAACAATACACTTAAATACAGAATGAAAATCACCAATTGCCCAACTGCGTGTAATTTTTATTGGATTTGGACTTATTCTGATATTTCTAATCATAAGGCCGTAGCCCCTTGTAAATCCTTCGTATCTTCTAAACCAATTATCATTCTCTAAACGATATACTGCAGTATTACCAGCAATCTTTCGCTCCAATATCAATCTAATCATTGACTCATTAGGCGGATCTGATGGCGTGTTTAGAAAATCCCTAACAGAAGCTGTAGATTCTTTTAGAATGCGTTTAACCGATTCCCTAATCATTTTCCTTAAATTCATTTTTGCCATTTTAGTTTCTGTTTGCATAAATTTAGTTCCTGGAAATTCCTTTGCAAGTATATTCCCAATATCTTCAGGACTTTCGGCTTCAGTTGTATCAAACCATTTCCCTTTATATTTAAACTCGCCGTCATAATCGACATTTGAAACTTCACCATCTGAAAATGTAATGGTTTTATCGTCATCACTGTATTTAAAAGTTATAGTTTTCATATTTGATTCTTTTGCAAATGGTCTATTAATTCATAATATTTTATCATCGATGAAATATGTTCATCTTTAATTCTATTTGATGCAGAAATTTCCGAAGTCAGTTTTGCAATTTCATTCAATTTTATTTTCAAAACGGAATCATTTGTCTTTTTTGAAATTTCAATTAATGATTTTTTTATATTAGAAATTTCAGAATAAATAAAATTTTTAAATGGAGGTAAACTAATATTTTCATTTATAAATTTACTTACAAGTATTTTTTGCTTTTTATTTAAAAATTGATATTTTTTATTGAATTTTTCAATAAGCATTTTAAATGCCAATTTTTTTAATTCTGCATCTTGAACTTCATATAATGTTTTCTGTGTTTTTACTTTTGTGGGTGTACCAGTTAAGTGTTCCAATATTGTTTCATAACAATCTATATGACCTACAGGGTTTTCACTTGCATTATATTCAAATATTTTGTAAATTGATGCATACAATTTATAATCAGACACTCTGGATTCAAAAAATGTAGCAATAGGGTAATTATTTTTTATTTCACCTATCAACTTATATTTTTCTTTAAGTAAATAATTAGGATTTATGTTTTGACGCTGTTTCAAAATACTATCTAAAAATTTTAAAGCAAGTGGTTCTTTTTTATTTTTAGTTTCATACAAAGCATGATAGCATGCCAATTCTTTATGAAGTTCAGTGCCTTCTTTAAAATACTTTTTTATTATACCTAAACTTTTATTGCCTCTATTTGTCAATACATCAGAAGCTACTTGCTTTGATAGCAGTTCAAATATAATACCAGTATTTTTATATTTAACGTGCTTAAATTTTTTCATCTATTATGTCCGACATTTTACAATAAATATTATAAAATACTATTAAATTCAATCATTTAGTAAAGAATCTTCATTTAGCATTTTTATATTCTTAAAATCATCTTGTTTTTCTGTTAAAATTGTCGGTTTAGTTTTTAAAGATTTCATTATTAATGATATGTCCTTTGATGCATTTAATGGTGTTTGTAATTGTTTTCTGCCCGTTGGATCTCTTCCAAAATCATCATTATCTCTTTCAAAAGAATCCTTTCTTTCAGGACGTCCTGAATTATCGGCACGACCATCCTTTTTATATAAATCCGCGTATTTTAATTCCTCTTTATTTGCCAATTTTGATGCCATTTGCATCATAACAATATCATGAGGTGTACCAAAAGATTTTCCTGTAACTAATGGATCGTTACCTTCTGATTTAATCTGTTCTTCTCTAAATTCACGTTTCAAATCTTCAACAATCAAATCTTGTTGTTCTTTCCACTCATCAGTAGTCATATTGAATAAATTCTCATATACCCATTTTTTAGAGAACAATTTATTTTCTTTGATATTTTGAATTAGACCTAATTTTTGATTTAATAAATCAACTTTTTGGCGTTCATAAATCAGTGAAGGTGTAGCCATTTTCAATTGAAAATCAACTAAATCTTCTCCTGAAAATCCTTGCATATATAAATGTATGTGTCCAATTTTTTCTAATTCAGATATAACAATACTTTGAATTCTTTCAATGAATCTTGCAAATTTTATATCTTCAGCAGCAAGTGTACCTTTTCCTTCTACTCCTTCATCATATCCTAAATATGCTCTTGGTATTTTAAGATATGCCATTAATTTTTTCTGCAAGTATTCGATATCTTGCAAATTTCCTTCACTTGTCAATCCTTGCAATGTTTCAATACTTGTACCTGACTCTGCTCCTCTTGTTGGTAAATAAAAATCTTCCAACATATTCATAAGATTGAAACGTAAATTATAATCACCTGTAACAGGATCTACATATGGAACTTTTTTCATTGAATTTGAAATCTCTTCCATGTATCCATCAATAGATTCTGGTGGTAAATTTCCAACGTCAATTTTAAATATTCTTCTTTCAGGAGCCCTCATAATACGATGAATAAGCATCGCATCTTCCATCATAATCAATTGTTTATGTGTTTTCCTTGCTCCTTCTAATAATGATTTTCCATATGGTAAATAATTTGTATCAGTCAATACTCTGAAGTGAGCCATTTCATGATAGTTGAATGTTGTTGCAGCTTCTTTTTGAATATGTACGAATGCAGCATTTGGATTGCCTTCATAATAATATTCAGTCTCATCTTGATGTTCACCTGCAAAATCATTCCTTCTTACTAAACTTGGGTGAATTGGAATAGCATCAACGATTCCGATACTTGGAGCAGATGGCATATATAAAAATAAATCCCCATATTTGCAAATACTTCTAACCCAATGCCACAAATTAAATTCAATATTTAGAATATCAAAATATAGATTGTGAAGTATTTTCTTTTTTACATCATCATCAGTTTTGATTTGAAGTAACTGCCCCTGTTCATTTCTAACTGTACATTCATCTGCATAAATGTCTAATGCTGCTGACAATATCGCATCTGATTCCATTACTTCATAATCAAGATACATATTATTTCGTGCAGCTTCAATCATTGACATATCGGAATCGGAGGAATATCCACTTCCATAATATGACATATTATTTAATGATGTACGCACACCTGAAAACTTACCTGTCAAACTATTACCGATTGACTGAAGTTTATCGTAATCAATAGTTTTTAACCTGTTACCAGGCATTCTTTTTATGATTACTTTTTGACTAAAAAGTCTTTGTAAAATTTTACCTATTGCTGACATATTATAAGAGCCATTTTGTTGATATAGTATTACCTTTTCCATCGTTCATAGTCCAATTGTTATCTAAACTTGTATTTGGAGTATAAACTTTTTTGTGAATGTGTGTTAATGCCTTTTTAGTTAAATCCATTCCCAATTCACGCATCTTTAACGCAGTATCTCTAACAAATAATGTTATACCTGTCGCCATAACTGCATCATCTTTTCTGCCTGGTCTTGCTTGAGCTTTCCCATTTAACCAGACAAATACAAGTAATTGCGAAGTCAACCTTTTTGAATATATCCTTAATTCACGTTCCATAAAATAACGCTCTAATTTAGATACAATCATTGGTCGGTTCGCAGATGTAGTTGTAAATCCAGGAACCATATCTTTTTTGGATTTTAAATCATATCCTTTTGATATGTGTTTTATTGGATCGACATAAACATCTGACCTGTAACTATAATAAATATTCTGATATTGCAAATCAATTGCTTCTTGAACTGTATCGTATCCTATATTTTTGTTTTCTATAACTAACATAGCCTTATTATATTCAGTCGCAATTGTCACAGCCATTCTACCTAAATCTCTCGGTGTCATTTTACCAATGTATTCGGCAACCTGTTCCATTGATTCTATATCAAATACTTCTATTGCTGAATCATCTGCACCATCTCCCCTTGCCGGGTCAACTGAAACAACATATGATTTTGTATAATCAGGATATTTCCATATCCAATAATCAGCATCCATTCCTCTTCGCTCTAATGGTTCAATGACCATATTTTCTTCATACCATTTAATTGTTTCACCATCAATAACAGAATGTCCTGATGACAAGAAATCACAATCGCATTCTTGCGCAGCCAATCTTGGCCCCAAATGCAAAGTTTGCTGGTCTCTCCATCTTTGGTCTCGCTCTGGGTGTAAGTCCCATTTTAATCTGATTGGATTAAATGGATCTAAACCATCTGGTGCTCTTTGTATTTCAGCATCTGACCATAATTGATGAAATAAATTATCCACACCATTCGGAGTTGATAACAATATTGCGTCACCACCTGTTGCTAACGTCATTTGTGCTGATGCCCATATTCTTTCAATATTATCAACGAATGCTGCTTCATCTATTATCAAAAGTGATAATGCTTCAGAACGACCTGCTGTTGGTGATGATGATACTGCTTTAATTGATGAACCATTTGCAAAAGTTAATTGCAATTTATTATCATCTACAGTTGCAGGTTTTAACCAAGATGGTAAATTGTAATGCATAACTTTTACTTTATGCACTAAATTTTTAGCTACATCTTGTGTTGTCGCAATAACCAATACTTTATAATTTTCTTTAAATAACATATTCACAAGTGCATATGAAGCAACAAGTGTTGAAATTCCCATTTGACGAGATTTCAATATGATATTAAATTTATGCCCTAATAATTCTCGTAAAGTTTTTGATTGAAAGTCATATAATTCAAAATTGATTTTACCTTTTATTGGGTGCTCAATTTTAAAATATTTTTTAATTGCATAATTGTAATCTTCTGCACATTTAGTAAATTCTTGTCTTACTAATTCCCGTATTTGAGGTTGTTCTGCCATTATAAATTATTTAATCAAAATTTGCGATCCGATATACACAAGTGCGCCACCTGTTAAAATTCCAAGAAAATAATTTGCTGCAGGAGTTTTATACCATCGTTGTTTTTTATCTTGTACGCCATAATCAGTCAATGCCTTTCTATATATTTCAATTTCAGCATCTTTTTTTGCAATTATTCCTGAATGCGTTTCTATAATAGTATCGCACATTAAAACCAAACTTTTCAATTCTTTAATTAATACATCTTGTGTTTTTACTTTTTGTGCAAGTTGAATTATTTTTTCAGTTGACACATACATAGAATCGTTTTGCAATTGCGCCTTTGCAGATGTGCATAGTATAAATGTGAAAAATAATAAAATATATCTAATCATATCTCTAAAATTTTTAATGCTTCTTCTAATGTCATTTCTTTATTATCAGTTTTTTTGAGTTCTTTTTCCAACCTGTCAATTTCAGATTTTTTATCTTTCAAATGTTGCAATCTGATTTTATTCTCTTC